GGGTGCTTGTCGTCAAGCCAGTGCACGGTCATGTCAGCCTCCGGGTCGGTTGCAACGCAGCAATCTGCGCGATGATTTCCTGCTCACGGTAACGGCACTCGCGCAAGTGCTGGCTGTCGTCGAGAGCGTTGAGCAGGTAGTCGCTGCGGATGTCCGCCATCCAGGCCTGCAGCTCCCACAACTCATAGGACAGCAGGGCGATCTGCGGCGTGCGCGTCAGGGCCAGCCACAGGGCGCGCAGCATGTGGGCAAGGGTGGTGGTCATTGCGGATCTCCTGTTGCTTTGACAATGGCGGCGCGGGCATCAGTCACGCGCGCGTCAATGGCATCAAGATCGGCCTCCATGTTTGAGCCGTCAGCCGCGCATAGCGTTCCGACCAAGTTGAGCAGCGCTTGAAGCAGATCAGGCGCGGCGGCGATGAGGTGGGCATTAGCTTCCCGGCCAGCGCGGGAGCCATGCACGGCAGCAAATCCGGCCTGCCACTGCACAAACGCCTCATTAGGTTCGTGCTCAAACAATGCAAACCTCCACGGCCCCGGCGTGTGCTTGGCGGCGCTCATTGCCGAGCCTCCAGCATCGCCGCCGTGATGCGGTCTTCGTCGGCGTCGTCGTTGCTGGGCATGGCGAGCAACCGGCTTCGCAGGGCCTGCATCAGTTCGGTATCGCGCAGCGGCCAAGCGTTGAACCACACTCCGTTGAGTTTGACGGCCCAGATCATCTTAAGCGGGTACGGATGCTCTTCGTCCGCCGGCTCAATGTCGGCGGCCACGTCAAAGATGACGCCACAGTAGGGCACGCCCACGATGTTGTCGTGTGGGCCCACGTCGATCTGATGTTGCGGGCCGCGAGTGGCTGCTGCTGCCATCGGCACGTAGTGCGCCAGGGCGCGGGCTTTGGTGGCGTCCGTCATGCTGCCGTTCCCGTTTGAGCGCGCAGCGTGCGGCTAATCACGTGCTTAATCTGAGCCGGCGTGAGGCTGTGACAGGCTGTGAAATTACCTGCCACGCTGTCATATACCTTGACGACAACGGCAGACGTGCCATCTTGGCGGGCGACGCAATCTGCATAGGCCCAGGTCATTTTGCCCCAGGCGCGGATGGCGGTTGTGGTCATGTTGCTGCTCCGGTGTGTGTTGCGATGGGATGAATCATGCCGACAGTTGACCATCCAGACCATTTGATTCTGTATATCGCAAAGACTGCGCGATAGCCAAAAACAACTGGAAGGCCGCGCAGAAAGTCGGCACGATTCCGGCCATGACTGAACCGCCCACCATTGAACTTGGCCCGCTGAAAGTCAGCCAGCCAACGCCTCACAAAGACATCACAGTCGTGCACCGCGGCAAGCAAGGCGACGTGCGCGTGACCGTGCCTGCTGAGCGCCTGCAGCGCTGGCTGATGCGGCAGATGCGCGAAGAGGCGTTTTCATGAGCGACTACATTGCTTTCCTACAGAGCAAAGCACAGGCCGGCGCCGACAGTGGCTTTGCGCCAGTGTGGATGCCGGACTTCATGTTTGACTTCCAGGCCGCGCAGTGCGAATGGACGATCCGCAAGGGCCGCGCCGCGAACTTTTCCGACTGCGGGCTTGGAAAGACCCCGATGGGCCTTGTCTGGGCGTCCAACGTCGTGCGCAAGACGAACAAGCCGGTGCTATACCTGACCCCGCTTGCTGTCGGCGCACAGACCGCCAGAGAGGCCGAGAAGTTTGGCATCGAGGCCAAAGTGTCGCGCGATGGCAGCGTGCATGGGCACATCACCGTCACGAACTACGAACGACTGCATCACTTCAACGCCAGCGACTTTGCCGGCGTGGTGTGCGACGAGTCCAGCATCCTCAAGTCGTTCACGGGGCGGTACAAGGGCGAGGTAACGGCCTTCATGCGTCACGTGCCTTACCGCCTGCTGCAGACAGCGACGGCCGCGCCGAACGACTACATCGAGCTTGGCACCAGTTCCGAGGCCTTGGGCTACCTCGGGCACATGGACATGCTCAACCGGTTCTTCAAGAACGACTTGAACAACAGCGCGCAGGGCCGCATGCGCGGCGAGGTCATCAAGTGGCGCCTGAAGGGCCATGCAGAACTGCCGTTCTGGCAGTGGGTTTGCAGCTGGGCGCGGGCGATGCGCAAGCCGTCAGACCTGGGATTCGACGATGCCGCGTTTGTGCTGCCGCCGCTGAATGAGGTCGAGCACTTGGTGCAGGTCAACACCCTGGCGCCCGGCATGCTGTTCGAGCTTCCTGCTGTCGGACTGGCCGAGCAACGCGAAGAGCGCAGACGCACCACTGAGGAACGATGCCAGCGCGTTGCCGACCTGGTGAACCATACCGGCCAGCCGGCGCTAGTGTGGTGCCACCTGAACGACGAAGGAGACATGCTTGAGCGGCTGATTCCTGATGCCGTGCAAGTGGCCGGCAGCGACAGCGAAGACGCCAAGGAAGACCGGCTTACCTCCTTTGCTGACGGCAAGGCCCGAGTGCTCATCACGAAGCCGAAGATTGGCGCATGGGGCCTGAACTTCCAGCACTGCGCCCACGTGGTGACCTTCCCGTCGCACAGCTTCGAGCAGTACTACCAGTCCATCCGCCGCTGCTGGCGCTTTGGCCAGCAGCGGCCGGTGCGGGTTGACATCGTGACCACCGAGGGCGAGCAGGGTGTCACCCGCAACCTGCAGCGCAAGGCCGACCAAGCCGAACAGATGTTCGATCGCTTGGTGGCTGAAATGAACCGCGCCAGCGGCATTGCCCGCACCACCACACACACCAAGCAAATGGAGATCCCGCAATGGCTGTTGCAGACCAGATCATCACCGACAAATACGCACTGTTCAACGGAGACTGCATCGAAGTCATGAGCGGGCTGCCTGCTGGCAGCGTGCATCTGTCGATCTACTCGCCGCCGTTCGGTGGGCTGTATCACTACAGCAGCGACGAGCGTGACCTGTCGAACTGCGACGACTACGGCGATTTCTTCGAACACTACCGATTCGTGGTGCGCGAACTGGCCAGAATCACTATGCCGGGCCGCGTGACCGCCGTGCACTGCATGGACGTGCCGCGCAGCAACAGCGGTACCGACAGCTACATCGACTTCCCCGGCGACATCATTCGCCTGCACGAAGCCGAAGGCTGGCGATTCACCGGCCGGCGCATGATATGGAAGGAGCCGCTGGCCGTTCGACTGCGCACGATGCAGAAGAACCTGGCTCACGCCTCGCTGGTGGCCGACAGCATCGACTGTGGTGTGGCCGCTGGCGACCAGTTGCTGACCTTCCGCAGGACCGGCGCGAACCCGGTACCGGTTGCCCACCCGGTCGGCATGCTCGAGTACGCCGGAGAACGCACGCCACCCGGCGATGTGATGTCCTTCCGGGGCTACACCGGCAAGCAGACCGAGAACCGCTTTTCGCACTGGATCTGGCGCCAGTACGCCGACTGCATGTGGGACGACATCCGCATGCAGCGGGTGCTGCCTTACCGCGAGGCCCGCGACAGCGAGGACGAAAAGCACGTCCACCCGCTGCAACTTGACGTGATCGACCGGTGCGTGCAGTTGTTCAGCAATCCCGGCGAAACGGTGTTTACGCCGTTCATGGGCGTGGGCAGCGAAGTCTACAGCCCGGTCCTGTTGGGCCGTCGCGGGATTGGTGCAGAGCTGAAGGCCAGCTACTACCGCCAGGCCGTTAAGAACGTCGAGCATGCAGCGAAAGGCAACGCCTTTGGCGTCGAAACAGATGACCTGTTCGACACGCTGGAAGACGCAGCATGACCAGTCTCCTCCTGGGCACTTCGCAGTGCCTTTGCCCGCCGTCATTCGGCGGCGGGCTTTTTCTGAGGTGCTACCGATGAAACGAGCTTATCGAATCACCGTCTACAACGCCAAGGACGGCTGGCGCTGGCGGATGCAGGCACCGAACCACCGTATCGTGGCCGAGAGTGGCGAGGCGTACACGCGCAGGGCTAGTGCTGTGCGTGCGGCTGAAGCGCTGGTGCTGGGCTGCGGTGCGCCGCGCATGTGCGTGGTGCCGACATGATGGGCCCCATTCCAGAGGGCGACAGGTTTGCCGACGTGTTGAAGTTTCGGCGCCTTGGCATTGGCGGCGGTGATGTGCTGTATGAATGCTGGGGCGACGCTGTGCGCGCTTACGCAGCGCAAGAGGTGGCTGCCGAGCGCGAGCGCTGGGAATGTTTGGCGCGACAGGCGTTGGAAGTCATGGAGAATCATCGGTCAGAGCATGCGCAAAGCCTGATAACAGGCGTGGTAAATGCCTTACGCGCGCAACTCGACAGGCTGACAACGCCATGCCCCTTTGCCCGGCCCAAAAACCGACAGCGCGTATCGCCGCGCCGCAGTGCGTGATGTTTTCGCGCCCTGGGTCTGTGCGGCCTGCCGCAGAGCGATTATAATAATCACAGTCGGCTTACTGGTGTTTGCATGTACGCAAAGCTGTTTACTTCGATCTACCAAGGCACGTTGCGAGGCAATTCGCGCGGTTTGTTAGTGTTTACAAACCTGCTGGCTCACTGCGACAAGAACGGCTGCGTCGACATGCACCCGCGCGCAATCGCCGAAGAGGTGGGCTTGTCTGCCGAGCAAGTCAGGGCCGCGCTTGATGAGCTTGAGGCCCCTGACGACGAATCGCGCAGCCCCGAAAACGAAGGCCGCAGGATCGTTCGGCTGGATGCTCAC